GGCTTTTCCTTAACGATAACGTCAAGGAAATTCAAGTCGCCCTTGCCAAGCACGTTGCCGCGCTTGTCAACCGTAGTCCAGCCAAAATCAAAAACCAAACCATTGTGCGCGGATGTCTCGGTGTCCATTACGATGTAAGCATTTTTCTGAATAGTCATGTCAACCTCGTTTGTTTGTTGTCTTATATATATAAGCCTTCTAGCCCTATATATCAACCCCTAAAATGTCTTTTTTGTATTTTTTTTCGCTTTTTCTTCATAGTGTGACATTTTTGCAACGGAAAAACCTAATAAAATCAATGGGTTACGCCCGCCGGGGCCGCGCCGCCCGTAAGTGCTTGATTTAATTGCCTTAATTGACAATTAAACCAAACAGAGCGAACCCAAAAACGCAGACATTGACCCCCATTAGCCAGTTATCACGATTTTTGATAGCGTGGAAAATCCAACAGACAGCCGCGAACAATCCAACAGTCATAGCAAATTCTGGCGGTTGATTAAAAGCCAGCAGTGCCATCTGTGAGACAACAAAAACAGTCCCAAAAAATCCGAGCATCATAAACTCCATCCAGTGAGCATCATAATTTGAATAACCAGAATCACGCAGGGGATAACCGTGCGGATAATTTCCAAGAAGTGCCAAAACATTATGCAACCCTTTCTGCTATTTTGTCGGGATGAATAACCGCAATCCCGATTTTGCGGAGTGATGACCGAACCGAAGCGGCATCATCAAACATGACCTTTGACGCCTTGCGGAATTGCTTGAGCGACAAAAACGAGTTAAGCTGTTTCGCTTTCAGCGTTCCATCAGCTTCAAAATTTCCAGCTGGACGGGAGATGATTTTATCAGGGCAAATGCCCGCATTCATCAGAAACTCAAAATCAGCATCTTGCATTGTCCGAGCCGTGCAGACCAGAACAAAATCGCCAGCATGGACACGCTTGCGGATTTGGTCAGCCAGTGGCAGAACCTTGTCCTCGAAAATCTTTTCGGGCGTAGCGTTTTCAAACCAGTGAGCCAGATTTAACGTGCCATCAGGCAAGGTGGCTTGCCGATGAGAGCTGTCAATAATCGTGCCGTCTAGGTCAAAGATTGAGATATTTTTGATAGTCATTATGTAGTCCTTTTTTCTGTTGATAATTATTTATAGCAAATCGGTGACCAGTGGTCAAGCGCTTTCGTAAGTCATTGAAAGGATTGGATAAATCAGCCTGTGATTCTGGTCAGAATTGGAAAATTTGTGTGTCGCATCTGGGTGATTCGCAGTCGCATAGAGAACATTTTTAGGAGCATAAAAGTCAATAAAATCAAACAGTTAGCTCGGCCGGGGCCGGAGGCGCCCTAAGCCTTTGTTTTTAAAGGCTTTTTCGGGGTTTCTTTCTCCTGCGACATATTGCCGCGCTTATGTAGCCCAGAGAATGCGCGGGCATTGCTCAAACTTGCGAACGATTTTTTTGAACGAATTATTTTAGTCGCCATTTTGATTTTCCTTTTCGGCTGTAGTTTTTGCGCGAACGGACAACCTGAGGGCGATGCGCCCCCAGATTGCGTGCGATTGGGTTGCGCGATTTAGTGCGCTTTGAAATATGTGAGCATTTCATTGATCGCATCCTTGGTTGCGCCCATGAACCCATCAACCGCGAAAGGCGCGACCGCTTCAAGCTCATTGAGCAATTCTTTTTTAGTCGGCTCATCAGACTTGCGAGCAGTCGCCTTCGGTGCGGCAACATAGACGCCCTCGCGAACGAGCTTAGAACGAACCGAGCGAACCGATTTCTCGATTGAAGCCGCGATATCTGCGACATCAACGCCTGCCTGATATTGGTCAATGATGGAAGCGGTAAGCTCGGGGGTGTAGTTTACAGATTTTGCCATGTGTCATATCTCCTAATGGCTAGTGGTTAACTTGATATCTATAATATAGGTATTGTCACCCTAAATTGCAAGGGGTCAGAGACATTTTTTTTGCATTTTCTTTTCCTTTAAAATCAATGAGTTAGCATTTTTTTTCGAAAAAAAAGTCCTGAAAAACCCAATGAAATCAATGACTTAGCCCGCGCGGGGCCAGCTGGCGCGCTAAGTCTTTGAAAACATTAAGAAAAAGCCGCCTTGCGGCGGCTGTCTCTTAGTATTCTGATTCCCGTTGAGGGACGACGACATAGGCATCGCCGTTGGCTTCTAAAACTTGATCCTCATAGGGTGCCGCCAGTCGGCGGTAGAGTTCAAGCTTGCAACATTCAAGCGCGCCGATCATCTCATTTAGATTTGCATAGCGGCAACCGTTCTCGAAAATAAAGTTGTCGATAAAACAGGTGACAGCAAAGTTGAGATCACCGGCATTTTTCGGTGTCCAGTGGGTGCCGTGTTCCCGCATTTCTGCGAGAACATCAGCGCGACGATCTTGTGGGATGTAAGGCATTATGCAATCTCCTGCATGATTTGTGTTGCGCGATTGTGGGCTGCGATTGCCATATCCATGCCCTGCTGTAGGTCAGCAGTCGGAAGCCAATGGAACCGAGCGTAATGGGTAAACGCAACGTCAGATATCTTATTTGGCTGGATTGTCTTGCAAGTGCCAACCGCATAAACTGGCTTGTCAAAACCGTAAGCCATGCCTATCTCGACCAACGCGCCGCGTTGTTCTTCAGACATATCCTCGCAGTAGAGCAAGACAAAGTCGCAGTCGCGAACATCTTCAAAACAAAGCTGCCAAAGCAAATCCTTGCGATTCTGAACGATATCGCAATTATCGTCAAGATCAATCCAACGTGCGTTTACGCCATAACCATCAGACCGCAGAGCCTGAAACTTGGGAGCGTGCCAGATTTTTCCAGCAGTGTAAACTTGATAAGTCATTTTAGTCGTCCTTTCCGGCGAGCAATACGCCAAACATGATGAAGCTTGCAATACCAACGCAAGCTAGAATTGCGCCAACGATAGCGGTGGCAAGGTCAGGCGACTCAATAAGAGCCGCGCCGAAAATCATCAGCAGAAAACCGCCGAGGCATTGAAAGGCAAAGAAAGCCTTGATAAGAATGTAGCCAGTGAGTGTCATGTCGTTATCTCCTTATGTATCTAATATAAGTATTGCAACCCTATAAGTCAACCCCCAGACAAGAAAAAAATGAAAAAAGAATGCAATGAAATCAATGACTTATAAAAAAGTTTAGACCTGATTTATGTAATAAAAACAATAGGTTACGACGCGGCGGGGCCATAGGTAGGGCGGTTAGTAGGACTTGACTTTGATCTGTCGCGTAGCGCACCTCTTCACGGCCTTGACCAGGGAAATTTGTAAATTTCAGGTCTTCTCTTGACATCCCTTAAAGGGAGTACTATACTAGACTTGAAGTCTAAATCGGTCTTTTATCGAAACGAAAAAAATTTTACAGAGGGGTAAATGGAAAAATACAAGTACGGGCCTTTGATATTTGTTACACAGGGTATGGATGAAGATGAGGGTAATTACTATTGGAATGGAAGTCCTCCTGTTGGATACGATGATTCAGGAATACCTGTAGATAAAAACGGGAAGCAGTGTCTAGATATTAAATGTCCATTACATCCAGGGTATGAGGCAGAAGAAACGTTTTATAGTAGTGTTTTAGGAGCAGATATCCCGACTATCAGTTCTGTAAGTAAATGGTTTGACGATAATTTTTTGATTGTGGATGAAAAACAGATTAAAACATACATTTTTAGATGGTGGGCAAGAGCTTATAGAAACTCAGGTAATTATATTTCTTTGTTACACTCCTACCATTCTGTTGATAGTATTATAGGTGCAATATGGCAACAAGAAGAACGCAAATAGTAGAAGCATTAGTTAGTCATTTGGCAACCAACACTAATGTTTTAGAAGCAAATATTACTCGTAACTATCATGTATTAGATGAAGTTAACGATTTTCCCGCAATTACAATGATCCCACAGTCTGAGATTAGAGAGCATAGAGGTGGAGGAAGAAAAATTGCAACTCTAGCATTACAGATTAGGGGATATGCCTTTGACGGAGACGGAAGCGAAATCATTGGAGTGACTGAAGAATTAGCTGAAGATATCGAAGAAGCTATTAATACATTTTTACTTTCTTATAGACACTTTGAGGTTGAAGAGAGTAGGGTTATTAGTTTAAGGACTGACGAAGGTCTTTTTGCTCCTTATGGAATCGCAGATTTAGAAGCGCAAATAGCGTATGAGGTAAACGTATGACAACAAAAGTAACAACAACCGTAGATGCCTTAAATAAAACCCTTGAAGCACCTGCTTTAGATCCTGTAGTGTTAGCTTTAGCTAACGA